TGGATTTAGAATCAGGGGGAGTTCCTACAGGAACTACTGCTGCTGCATTTAATGTCATTATTCCTCCTCAGGGTGGACATGGTGCTGACATTTATAGAGAACTAGGAGCCAAGAATGCTCTTGTTTATTCAAGAATTGAAAACGATACTGAAAATCCTGATTTCATTACAGGACAAGAATTTGCTCGTATCGGTATAGTTCAAAATCCAGAAGCATATGGTTCTACTGAAAATTTAGAACTAGATAAAGCAAGTGCTGTTTATGCATTAAGATTGACTGGTGCTGGTTCTAGTACTGCTACCTTTACTGCCGATGATTTTGTTACTCAAACTATAGGAGTTGGATCAACTGCTGTGGGAAGAGTCATTTCATATGATCAAACTACCTCTGTTCTTAAGTACTGGCAGGATAGGTCTACTGCTGGTTTTAATACTAATGGTAGTGCAAATACCGATCCTACTTATGGATTTCAGATGAATAGATTTACCGCAAATATTAAAAGTGGTGGATCATTTACCATTACTGGTGGATCAACTTCATTATCAATTAGTACATCATTTACAGGTGTTTCTACTGTAATAAATAGTAGGACTTATTATCTTGGTCAGTCATTTACCGCAGGTGTGGCCAATCCAGAAGTTAAAAAATATTCTGGAGATATTATTTACGTTGATAATAGACCGTCGATCACTAGATCAACAAACCAAAAAGAAGATATCAAAGTCATTTTGCAATTCTAAAGAATTATGTCTCAGGAAACTAATCTAAACGTCGCACCTTATTTTGACGATTTTAATGCAAATAATGACTATTATAAAGTATTATTCAAACCTGGAACGCCAGTTCAAGCAAGGGAATTAAATAATCTTCAATCGATTTTACAAAATCAGATTGAACAATTTGGTCAACACTTTTTTAAAGAAGGTGCAAAAGTTGTTCCAGGTAATACTACGTATAATAATCAATATTATGCTATAGAACTTGAACAGAGTTTTTTAGGATCTCCTGTATCTAATTATTTGGGGCAGTTAGTAGGATTAAAAATTACGGGATTATCTTCAGGTATAACAGCTGTTGCGGAAAAATGTGTTCTTGCAAAAAATTCAGAAAGAGGAACTCCTACTCTTTATTTGAGATATTTGGGATCAGATACTACTAATAACCTTTCATCTATTTTTCAGGATAATGAATTGTTATCAGCTAGTGCAGATATAATTTCAGGAGGGACCACTATTGCAGCAGGTGAAGCATTTGCAAGTACTTTAGTTACTAATGCGTCTTCTGTAGGATCTTCTTTTTCTATTGCTGATGGAATTTATTTTGCTAAAGGTAATTTCGTAGAAGTTAAAAAGCATACACTTCTTTTAGATGAATATTCTAATACCCCTAGTTATCGAATTGGACTTTTTATTGATGAAGAGATAATTAATTCGGATATGGATCCTTCCTTGAATGATAATGCGGGAGGATTTAATAATTTTGCTGCTCCAGGAGCAGATAGATTAAAGATTACTACTTCTTTGATTAAAAAAGAATTAGATGATTTTGATGATAATAATTTTGTTGAGTTAGCAACTGTAGAAAATGGTGTGTTGAGGTCTAAACCCAATTCAGGACAATATAATCTACTCAATGATGAATTAGCAAGAAGAACTTATGCAGAATCAGGGGATTATTATGTTCATCCATTTGGTATTGATGTAAAAAACTCTTTAAATAATTATCAAGGAAATAATGGTGTTTATAATGCAAATCAATTAACTGCTGGAGGACAGGTTCCTTCAGACGATTTAGCATTATATAAGGTATCACCAGGTAGAGCATTCGTAAAAGGATATGATATAGAAACTAGAACTTCTAATTATCTAGATGTTTCTAAACCAAGAACAACTAAATCTTTAGAAGATCAAGGTATAAATTATAATACTGGTGCAACTTTAAAATTAAATAAGGTATATGGAACTCCGCAAATAGGTATTGGTAATACTTATGTTTTAAGTTTAAGAGATACAAGAGTAGGAACTGCTGCTACTCTTCCTGCAGGTAAAGAAATAGGATTAGCACGAGTATATGATTTTGATTTAGAGTCAGGATCTTATGATAGAGCTAATGAAAATATTAATGAATGGGATGTTACTTTATATGATATTCAAACAGTTACAGAGATAACTTTAAATGAGAACATTACATTATCAGTTCCAAGTCATATTAAAGGAAAATATAGTGGAGCAACTGCATTTATAAAATCTCCTGTTTCTGCGGGTGTTGCCGTAACTGTTTACGATGTACAGGGTGATTTTATAAAGAATGAAAATTTCATTATAGATGGCGTAGAAAATACAAGAGTTGCGGTTGCAGTAACTAATTACGGTATTTCCGATATAAAGTCCGTTTTTGGTAATACAAACGGGCCTGACATGAATACAGTGGGTGCTGCACAAACATTCTCTGCAGACACAATTTTGACACCAATCACTTCAATTGGTGTAGGAACCATCAGTCAATTTGTATGGAACTCTACAAGTGGTGCTATCAGCACTGTAAGAAGTACAAGTCCTAATTTTCCAGGACAAATAAAGACTGGAAACTTAATTAGATTTAGTGGTACTAATACAGTTGATCCCGTGCTTGCTTCTGTTGTTAGTGTGGGTACAACTCATGTTGTTGTTACAGGAGTTACTACGGTTACGGGAGTAGCAGATGGTTTATTACCTAATTCTGTAACTCAGGTTTCTGATCTTGCTGTGGTTGGAACTGATCTCCAGAAAGCATCTGATGTTTCTTTCTATACTAAACTTCCTAAAGATAATATTTCTAATGTAGATTTAACTGACGCATCTTTAACTATTAGAAAAACTCAGAATGTTAATATTGTAGATGGTCAACTTTCATCTGCTGTTGAAACATCTACTAATGAAACATTTTTACCTTTTACTGCTTCAAGATATTCCTTAATAAGAAGTGATGGAACTACCGAAGTTTTAACTAGTGATAAAGTTCAAATAGATACTGCATCTACCTCTCTTCAAATTTATGGTTTAGGAGGAGATGATGAGGCCGTTCTTATTACTACAATAAAGAAACTTAAACCCAAGGTTAAAATAAAATATAGAAATAGAGTTAATACTTTATTAGTTGATAAATCTACTAATGATGCATCTGGTATTACTACTTTAACTGCCAATGATGGATTGACTTATGGAAATTATCCATATGGAACCAGAGTTCAAGATGAAGATATTTCTTTAAATGTTGCAGATGTTATAACGGTTTATAAAGTTTATGAGTCTGCGAATACTTCGGATCCTTCTGCTCCGACATTGACTCTTTCATCATTAACTGGACCTACAGGAAAAACTGCTGATTTAGTTATAGGTGAAAAAGTTAAAGGAAAAACTAGTAATGCTTGTGCTTATGTTGCAGAATCAGTAACTAATTCTCAAATCACCTTCTTACCTCAAAATGAAATTAATTTCAAAGAGGGTGAAACAGTTGTATTTGAAGAATCTCAAATTGAGGGTGTTGTAACGACTATTGATGCTTCTAGTTTAGATATTTCAGGTAATTTTGAGTATGAAAATGGTCAAAAAGAAGATTTTTATAATTATTCAGTTGTTAATAGAAAAGCAGATACAAAAGCACCCAATAAAAAGATAAAAATTTATTTTGCTAATGGTTATTATCAATCGACTGATGATGGAGATATTACAACTGTAGATTCTTATTCGAGTTTTAATTATACAACTCAAATTCAATCAGTAAATGGTAATAGAAATACGGATTTAATTGATATTAGACCAAGAGTTTCTGATTATACTGTTGCAACCAGTGTAAGATCTCCTCTTGAATTCTATGGAAGAACATTTGATGCTTCGGGTAATTCAGCAGCAAATATTTTAGCTTCTGACGAAACTATAATCACTGATTTTTCATGGTATCTTGGTAGGATAGATACGATTTATCTTACTAAAGATGGGAAACTCCAAGTTAAGTATGGAGAACCTTCTGAACAACCCCAAGAACCTGTTACAGTTGATGATGCATTAAAGATTGCTACTGCGTATCTACCACCTTATCTTTATGATACGTCAAATGTCTCTTTAAATTTCTTAGAATATAAGAGATATACGATGTCTGATATTAAAGGACTTGAAAATAGAATTAAATCTCTTGAATATTATACTTCTCTTTCTTTACTAGAAGCAAATACTGCTAGTCTATTTCTTCCTGATTCTGGGGGTATAAACAGATTTAAGTCAGGATTCTTTGTAGATAATTTTACTTCATTTTTAACACAATCTACTCTTGTAGAATATAAAAATAGTATTGATAGGAGTAAGCAGGAATTAAGACCTAATCATTATACTACTGCTGTAGACGTTGAATTAGGCCCTGTTGAAAATGTAAGTGCTAATAGAGATTTAGAGTTTGCTGCACCACAAGGAACAAATGTTAAAAAGACAGGAGATGTTATAAGTTTAAATTATAATGAAGTTGAATGGTTAAAACAGGTTTCAGCTACAAGATCTGAGAGTGTAACTCCATTTATAGTGAGTTTTTGGAGAGGTAATATAAATCTTACTCCTGCATCGGATAACTGGGTTGATACAGAAAGACTTGATGCAAATATTATTAATGTAGAAGGTGATTTTACTCAACAAGTGGAAGATCTAGGAAGAAGATTTGGTGTAAATCCTCAAAATGGATTTGGATCTGTTATTTGGAATTCATGGGAAACAATATGGTCAGGAACAACTAGAGAGGCAGTGGATATCACTCCTACTTTAAGTATTGAGGAAACTGGAAGAAGTTCCACTACCATATTCCAAAGATGGACAAGAACTGCAAGAGAAGCATTTGAGATTTCTGCAACAGAACAGCAAAGAAGAACAGGTACACGAGCTATTGTTACTGAACAATTTGATAGAACTTCACAAGGAACTCGATCAATAAGTAGGGAGTTGATTGCGTTTATGAGATCAAGAAATGTTCAATTTGTTGTTAATAGAGTTAAACCTTCTACAAGACAATATGCATTCTTAGATGGA